CGTACTTTTGGCTTTGATAACACTCTTGCAAATGAAATAAATAAAGCGCAATCCACAGCCGAAAAAGTAGAAATACTCAAGAAAGCAAGGCAGGAAATGACACTTGAAGAGTTTAAAGCGTTCTTCAATAAGGGGAGGACAGTGGTAAAATATGAAGCAACCAGTAAGGGAAGTGAAAATACTGGATATGTGCTTATTTCAGATTCACTTCGTAAGGCGTACTTTGCTAAATAAATGAAAATCTTTTACTTAAAAATAGAAGAGTTATACGGATACCTTGAACACTTGTGGTGGAGGTATGAGGAAGATGTACTTACTTCCGTGTTTGTGTTAATTATTATCTTAATTTTAAGTAAACCATAATATATGTTCAATTTTCTACAATCTTTGTTTAAAAAAAATGAGTATTCGCTAGGTGCTTTTCAAAACCCTGAAGATATAAGAGATATTCATATATCAGCAGTACAGTTACCAAAGCAAATACCTACAACCTATAAGTCAGATATTTCAATGTTACAGGTTGAAAATCAAATGGCGCACGGTACTTGCGTGGGACAGGCAATATCAAAACTGGTAGAGTTCTACATAGAAAGGAAAGGTCAGACAATACCACAAAAGTTGTCTGCGCGTTCTCTCTACATACGTTCAAAGGCACAGGACGGTATACCAAATCTACAAGGGACTATTCCAAGAGTTGCAGCCAATGTACTCATAAAAGAGGGTATAGCGCCTGATACGCTAGTACCAGACGACAATACACTATCTTACGGGGACTATATGTCTTTCTCTATTGACCCTATAATAAAGGAGAATATGGCGATTCGTAAACTTCCGGGCTACGTTGCAGTTACACCTACGTTTGAGGACGTAAAACAAGCAATATACCAAAACGGAGTAGTTACCGGATCACTGCCGGTTGATACTAACTGGTTCTATGGGGTTATTAAAAGAGTTGGGGAGATTATCGGGTATCACTACACTCTTTGGTATGGTTATGACGAAAATGGTATATTTTTCCGTAACTCTTGGGGGGATATGTGGGGAAACAAAGGAGATTCATACTTCTTGTGGGCAGATTATCAAGACAAAGCACGGGATATTATTGCCTTTGCAGATATTCCAAAGGAGATTCTTGAAAACGTGAAGAAAGTAAAGTACCAATTTACAAAGGGTATGGGGATCGGAGATAAAAGTAATGATGTATTAGAACTTCAGAAGCGCCTAGAGAGTGAGGGACTATGGCCTATAACAACACCTAAAACGGGCTATTATGGTACTACAACAGCAGAAGCCGTCTATAAGTACCAAACAAAGTACAAAGTTGCTCCACAAAGCGTTTTGGACGACTTGAAAGGACGTGTATGTGGTTCAGCGACTATTAAAGAACTAAATAAATCAACGACTATGACATCAAAAATTGACTTATGGTGTAAGGCAACACAAGAACACGAGGGATATTTTGCAGGTTCTCGCTCTTTCAGAAACAATAATCCGGGCAACTTGAAGTACATAGGACAGAAGTCAGCAACAGGAATGGACAGTGGTGGGTTCTGTATCTTCCCTGATTATGAGACAGGTTATAACGAACTCAAGAATATGTTTACCCGTGCTTGTCTTGGTAACTCAAGAGTATACAAGCCAGAAATGACACTTCTTGATTTCTATAAACTTTATGCTCCTAGTTCAGATAACAATAACCCTCTTATTTACGCGCAATTCGTAGCGAAACGGATTGGCGTAGATATTACTACTCAAATTAAAACGCTTATATAATATATGCAAAACGAAAAATGGTTCACCAGTTCAACTGGTAGTGGGAATATGGCCTTAACAGTAAAAGGAGCGCTACTTGCTATCGTCCCTATTGTTATTGCTGTACTTTCTTCACAAGGTTATACACTTACAGAAAATGACGTGGTAGACGTAATAAACACTGGATTTACAGTAGTTTCAGCCGTTGCTGTCTTCTTTGGTGTTGCTCGTAAGATGTATTACGCACTTGCAAGAGGATAATATAGGTTATAATTAAGGTAACACACGGTACTACTGGTTGGCGTAGTCCGTTACTGGTTATACCCGTGATGTGAAAAACTCCCCCGTCAAAGGAATTAGGGAGTTTTTCTATTGCTATCCACAGGTATCGTAAACGATACTATTGCAGTTCGTTAGCGATAGTGGTATACCTTAATAAAGGTCGTACAAAATTATAAAAATAATCTCAATATCTTAAAAAATGTCAGTAAAAAAGAAAAGGGCAAGTGGAGGAGCATTACTTCTCAAAACAAAAGGTACAAAGTACTTTAGTGAACTTGCAAATAAAGCAGCAGAAAAACGGAAAGAGAATAGAGAACTTGCAGAACTATGGAAAAAAGAACAAGCGAAGAAGAAGAAATAGTTTGTAGTATGTGCCTAGGTACTGGAATGGTAGATGTTACCGGAACAGACCCAGATTCTCATATGTTAGAAGTTGTAGGAGAAAGGAAGTGTTTATGTATGCTACCTGATCCAGACGACTACCAAGAAGAAGATAGATAATTATTAAATATATGTGGATAAACACACAATCAACAAAAAAAAGGCAATTATATTCTGACTTAAAGTTAATTGAGCAAAAGAAAAAACACGCACAAGAAAGAAATAAAGTTTGGAGAAATAGAAATAAAAAACCTATATTGTGTACTCAGTGTGAACTTTCTATGGATAGAGATACAGCAAAAGTACAGATAGAAAACAAAAGAGAAAATGCTCCTATTTGTATGGCTTGTATATTAGGAAAACCAAGAAAGAACAAATTATTAAACTAATATAAAAACAAATGGCCGAAACAAAACCAACAGTTATTCCTCAAAAGTTGAACGACGTAAAGGAGTTGCAAGTATTCCTTGCTACTAACTATATGAAGCAAATCAAGAACTTTTTTGGAAATGAACAACAAGCAATGAAGTTTTTGAGTAGTGTTATGGCCGACGTACAGCGTAACCCGAAGTTGATGGAGTGTACACCAAACTCTCTTATAAACTCATATATTATGATGGCGCAGTTAGGGTTTATGCCGTCAGGAATATCAGGAGAAGCATACGTCTTGCCTTACAATAACAGTAAGAAAATAGGTACAGCGTGGGTAAAGGTTATGGAAGCACAGTTACAAGTTGGATACCAAGGACTTGTAACACTCTTCTACAAAGCAGGGGTTGAGAAGATTACCGGAGCAATAGTGAGAAAGAACGATAAGACAACTCTTATTAACGGGGAAATTACCCACGAAATAGATATGACTTTATCAGCAGAAGAAAGAGGGGAAGCAGTAGGAGCATATGTAACTATCCTATTCAGAGGAGAAAAGAACACCAAGTATATGAATGGAAAGGATATTATTGCTCACGCAAAGAACTTTTCAAAATCTTTTGATTTAACAGGTGCTAATTCTCCTTGGAATCCAGAGAACGATCCGGAGCGAACTATGTGGATTAAGACAGTACTCAAGCAACACGCGAAGTTACTACCAAAGAACGAAACAATTAACGTTGCTATTGCTCTTGATAATGTTGATTCTCGTATATCAGATATTAAGGATAAAGTAGCGCACGGAGAACTTACTATGGGTGGATTTTTAGAAAATAATAACAATGACAAAAAAAATACTGGCGACAGCCAAGAAACAGGACATCAAGAAGCGAGTGTCCAAATCAGTGAAGAAAGCGACGGTTCGGATTCCAAAGGATTTGCCGATAGTATTAAGCAAGAAAACGGATAAGTTACCAGAGTTCCAAGGATTCCCAGTTGATCATTACAGTTATTCAATGTTCACGTTGGCCTGTAATAACCCGTTAATGTTCAAAATACGGTACGTCAATGGAGATATTATTGAGACAACCACGGGAGTATCTTCAATTCTGGGGAGTGCAGTACACAGAGGATTACAGGCATATCTAGGAGGAGAGCCGGATATTCCTACACCGGCAGACGAGGGAGAAGCAATCAAACACGGACACGCGAGAGGACTAGAGTACCTTAACAACTATTCAGAGGGATTCATAAAGTACACAACGGCTATACCTACCAAGCAAGTGCTTTTGGAGAAGTATGCGTTCTGTTACTTTGGTTACTTAAAGGATTTCAACTATGCAAAAAAGGTAAAGCAAACACTTATTGTAGAAAAGGCGTTGAAGTATCGTGTGGAGGTAGAGGGACAATCACTACCAATACCACTCAAAGGTATACCGGACTTTGTGTATGAAGATAACGAGGGCAGAGTATGTATTGAAGACCACAAGATTACCGGTAAGTTTTCAGACGTGGAGGCAATAGACGGAGCGAAGTTGGTACAGTCAGCATTTCTTTACTTCCTAGTGTACGCAGAGACAGGTAGAGTTCCTTACAAAATGACGTTCCGTGAGTTCAAGCATACCAAGAACCAAGACGGGAGCAATCAGACAAGAGAGTACACTATCATTTATGAAAAAGAACCAATGATATTTGAACTCTTTTACAGATTCTACAAGGATATTACAGACGTACTTATGGGTAAGGCAGTATTTCTACCTAACCTAAACGCTATGTTTGATAAGGAAGTATCTATACTTTCATATATCTACCGGCTAGACGACAATGAGGAGCGCAACCAAGCGTTCAAGCGTATGAAAGTAGAGAACATAACGGACTTCTTGAAGAAGAAAATACAGAAAGACGGATCACTGAAGAAGTATATGGAAACGGTTACAGCACAATTTATTTCAGCAAAAACACTTAATTATAAAACAATGCAAAGAGAAGAAAGAATCAAAATGAAGTTGGCCGAACACGGTATAGGACTTGAGTTTCACTCAAAGGTTGAGGGGTATTCAGTAGACCTATACAGATACGATCCGTCAATAGGCGTTAAAATGTCAAAAATTGAGGCGTACGCGAAAGATATTGAACAAGTGGTAGAAGTATCAGGAATACGCGTACTTGCTCCTATACCCGATTCTGGCCTCGTAGGATTTGAAGTACCACGTGAGGAGAGACGCTTCCCGACAATACGTCCGGTAGTAGACGGATTCAATATCGCAATAGGAGTAGATATTCTAGGGAACGGAAAGAGAATAGACATCAGAGAAGCACCACATATGCTAGTTGCAGGAGCAACCGGAGCAGGGAAGAGTGTATTCCTTGGTTCACTTATTAAGCAGTTGAAAGAAATACCTAACGCAGAGTTAGTACTTCTTGACCCTAAAATGGTGGAACTTATTGAGTATTCAGACGGAGTACGTGCATATTCTTCTAACTTCAGAGTTATTGAGAAGATTCTGCACGACTTAACAAAGGAAATGGATAAGCGTTATAAGGTTCTCCAAGGCGAAAAGGTAAAGAATATATCAGAATTGAAAGGTACAACAATGCCTTATATATTCGTGATTATTGACGAGTTTGGCGACTTGGTAACAGGTAAGACAGAGAATACTATCAAGCAGTCCTTATTGCTTCTAGCACAAAAGGCACGTGCGGCAGGTATTCACGTTATCTTAACAACTCAAAGACCGTCAGTGAAGATAGTGGACGGAGATATTAAGGCGAACTTCCCTACCCGTGTAGCGTTTAGAACTGCAACAAACACTGATTCACAAGTTATTTTGGATCAGGGAGGCGCAGAGAAGTTGCTAGGAAAAGGAGATATGCTCCTTTCAACAGCAGAGGGTATTACTAGATTACAAGGATTTAACCTATAACAATATGGCTAATCCACAGAAAGAAAACGGCTTTGTACCTATCGCAAATGAGATATATAGCGCTTTGTGTTCTTTCAGGATTCCCGGAGAGGTTAGGCAAGTTTTTGACGCTATTATTCGTAAGACATACGGGTATAATAAGTCAGAAGATAAAATCGCTAACACTCAAATTATTGAACTCACTGGACTTAAAAAAGGTAACGTTTCAAGAGGGTTATCAAGTTTGATAACACATAAATTAGTTATCAAAACTGATAACTTTTCTAAAGACGGAAAAACACTAGGAATTAACAAGGATTATGAACAGTGGCTTCCATTTGTTATCAAAAGAGATAACAAAAAAAAGTTATCAAAAAGGAAACCAAAGTTATCAAAGCCGATAACCGAAGTTATCAGAAGTGATAACAAAAAGTTATCAGAAGTGAGGGACACAATAGACAACATACACTCTAAAGACACTTTACAAAAGACAGAGCGCACACCTGCAATCTTAACCAAGACATTTTTCAAAGGAGTGCAAGACCTACGAGAAAGTGCTAAAGAGAAAAAACCGGTAACAAGTGAAGAGGGAAAAATAACACAAATGTTTCTCAAAGAACTTCAAGCAAAATATCCGGACGCTCCTAAAGATTTATTGTGGACGGAGATCCAAAAGTTTGAGAGGTACTGGACGGAGAAGAACAAAACAGGTAAACAGCAGTTATGGGAAATGAATAAGACGTTTGAGGTTGATAGACGTCTGGTTACGTGGTTCGGAAGAATAAAGTCCTTTGAACCAAAACAAGTTATAGGAAAATACCAAGCCGGTAAAGTAATGGCTAAACCAAAAACAAATGAAATTAGTAAGAATTAAGTTCAGAGACAAAACAAGTATTGTTATGGAAATGGAACAAGCAGAAGAAATCTTGAGTTCTAACCAACAACTTGTGATGTTATACGACGACAAGGGAGTATGGACAGGCCAAAGCATTAACAAGTCGGAAATTATAGGCACAGATAGGGACTTCTACGAAGAAAGGAGGGAAATATCAAATAGTGGGGTTGAAGCACTACCAGAGCCAGTTTTGAGCCAAGAAGAACGTAAGAAATTATTAGATAAGTATAGGCCAGTTTTCTTAAAGAAAAAAAATGACAAAAATTAAAGAAAAGAAGTTTATCATTACAGGATTCTATGATGTTGAAGAGCGTGATAGCCAGAAGCAACAGCACGGAATACTGGTGGTAACAGGTGGGCAGGATATGAAGATAGTGGAAGTAACAGACGAAGAATAACACTATGGACAAAGAAAAAATTGCAAAAATCCGTGAAAGATTCCCGTATGTTGATATGTGTCTTGATAAGAAAAGCCACACAGTTACTGTTTCAGTTGAAGTCCTTTATGAGTTAATGTTTACAGAAAACGTGATATGACAAAAAACCAAAGAAGATTCAGAAAGTTTATTATCAAGGTTATCTCAAAAACAGTTGATATTATTCATTGGTTATGGATTAAGATTACACCGAGAAGAAAAGTGTATTTTGAGGATATGAATCGTGAGACAAGGAGAAAAAGAATTACTATTATTAGAAAAAAACATTGGTAAAATTATGAAAAGAGAAATAAAGTTTAGAGCGTGGGATAAAGAAAATAAAAAGTTTATAAGAAGTAGTCATTGCATTGAATTTGATGGTAGTGTACATATGTATAAAATGGGGTGTGTTATTCCATTAGGTGATAAGGTTGAACTTAATCAATTCATAGGACTACACGATAAGAATGGAAAAGAGATATACGAGGGAGATATTGTTACGTGGAGCGACGGAGAGTACAAACATTATTCTAACCCACGCATAGCAGTCGTAGAGTTTAACCCAGAGTTATCTTTCTATGCAGTAAACGTAGTGGAACATTCAGGACTTTGTAAGTACACAGACCGTCTTAATCACGGGCATAAGTTTGGTTATAGTAACTTTGCTTACTCAAACACTGAAAATCATTTAGAGATTGCAGGGAACATTTACGAGAATAGAAACTTATTAGATTATTAAAAAATATATGTCTACAACAAAAGAACTTGTGTACATTGTGCGCGACGAGAAAGGGGAGATTACTGCTATGGTACATCAGGATATGGAGAAACGATCAGCCGTGGTGTATCGCCTAGAGGCACAGAACGCAGAGGATATTGCAGAGTTAATGGGTGGTACACTACCTATATCTAGCAAGGTTGCATAGTTATACACAGGATAGTGGTTGCAATCGCTAACGATACAATATAAAATATATATGGAGTTGAAAATAATAATACAAGGAGAGTTACCAGACGCAAATACCTACATACAAGCAATAGCCAGAAATCGCTTTGTAGGAGGAACTATGAAGCGTGAAGCAACAGAGCAGGTTGCTTGGATAACAAAGAAGTACGCAACCAGAAAACTTCCCTCCCCGTATCACATTACTTTCAACTGGTATTGTAAAAACAAGAAGAAAGACCCAGATAATATAATCTTTGCAAAGAAGTTCATACTAGACGGGCTACAATCTTCTGGCGTTATTCCACAAGATACGTGGAACACCATAGCAGGGTTCACAGATAACCTATTCTTGGATAAAAATGATCCACGAATAGAAATCATTATAAAATCACTTAATTAAAACATATGACAACAATGGAGCAAGTACTTACAACAATGTTAGTTATCGCTTGTGTAGTTATCGGTGCATTTGTGTACTCAACACACCAATTATTAACTGTTTGCCTAAATAACTAAATATGTCAGCAATAATAAGGTTTATTTTAGTACTTATAACGATAGTTGTTGTAGTAGTAGCAACATTTCAGGAAGAGTGGCTAAAAGCAATTACATTTTTACTAATCGGGGAGTTTTGGTTAAACGATTAAATCTATGGAACCAAAAATAATACCAGTGAGACATTACGTCAATAATTCTCCTAAACAAAATGAGACGATTCGGACTTTCTTATTCAGACAATTCACAAATTAGTATGGATATAGAAACAAAATTAAGAATACAAATTGACCTAGTAAACGCTATAAATAGGGCAATAACAGTGTACGAGGAGCGTGGAGGCAGTGTTACAGGAGCAACCAGTATTCTAAAAACAATGTCAAAAGATTATAAAAATAAGATAAAATAATTCTAAAGTACTTATGAACTTACCATTTACAGCAGTAAGAACAAACGGAAATTGGGAGGTTGTAACACCTTTCAGGCGGATATATTGTTTCAGTTTAGAAGAAGTTTGTGAGTTTATTACTTATAATAAATAACATGTATATAGACTTAAAAGATCAAAAAAGAATAGCACACTCAAGAGCTGTTGAGTTTAATAATGTTATTAAAAGAGGTAGTTTGTTTGTAAAAAACATTCAAACTGTTGTTTGTTCAAGTTGTGAATGTAAAATGAAAAAATCTACAGCAGATCAACAAATAGAAAATAAGCGTGAAAACGCTCCAATTTGTGTAGCTTGTATATTAGGAAAAGAAAGAAATCACGAAAAAAGAGAAAGGAAAATATACGTGATGGATTGTATTAGGAAAGGAATTAAAAACGAAAAGGTTGATAATGAAAGGTCGAGAAGAAAAGAACTTAATAAATTATCAGAAAGATAACATAATTATATGGCAAAATATACAGAGACATGTGAATGTTGTGGAGCAAAGAAAAACTTATATCAACACAAATTGAATAAGGCAATGGTTTCAGCATTGGCGCAGTTGTATAAAAAGAATAGTCCAGTTAACTTGCAGAAGGATCTAACTTTAACAAAGAACCAGTACAACAACTTCCAAAAAATGCAGTATATGGGTCTTGTTGAGGGTTTGGGGAGTTCTGCGTTATGGAGAATTACTGATAAAGGAGTTAAGTTCATAACTGGAAGAATACAGATTTGTGATTCTGGATTCTCCTTTGGCAAGGAAACATTGGAACATAATCATAAATTGGTAAAGGAGGCAGGTTGCAAGTATAGTTTTGTTTATGTGGAAAAGGTTGTGAAAGAGGATTATCAAAAATTAGTGGATTATATTAACTAATAAATTAAATATGAGAATAAAAATTGATGCAATAGAATTAAAAGAAATACTGGATAAACATTTTGGAGGAATAGATATCCAGTATGATTTGGAATTTATAGAAGGTAATTATGCTATCAAAACTAGAATTGGTAAGGAAAAATTATTAAGAATGGTAGAAGCTCCAACTTATAAAAAAGTAGCTATGCAAGGCATATTTGAGAATATGGGAGTATTATTATCAGTGGTTGATCTTACTAACCAATAAATTAAACATGTTAAACATAGAAATTTGGTTAGAGGGTCAAAATACAGCAGTGGATATTATCTTTGACGAAAATAAAGATAAAATTAAAAGTTTTATTAAGTCAAATAATATTGCTTTGCTTAAAAAATACCTAGAATTAGAACGAAAATACTGGGTAGATATATTTGATAATAAACCATACAGATATAGGTTAGTGGAATCAGATAACTGGACTATGAATATAGCCAGAATTGAGATAGACAGAATAGATAAAGAATTAGAAAACCTAAAATAAACATATATGCAAGACGGAACATACAACGAGGGAGAACAACATCAAGAAATAACATTAAGAATAGTGTGTAAGGTAAAGCATAATCCGGGAACACCGGAACATCTCAAACAACTAGCAGTATCTCACTTTGCGCCAAAGGGAATAACGATAGTGTGGGACGAAAACGGGGACTTGGTAACATATGTCTAGTTATTCACAGGTAACGTTAGCGACATTATGTATACTCAAGATAGTCCATTTGCTCTGTCTCGCTTCAAGTGAAGCCACCGTACACTTCTCCAAGGTATACGGACAAACCAATAGTCCCTGTTTATACTAGAGGACAAAAGAAATGATGCGAATTATTTTTTTCATAAAAAATGTATGTGCTTGATAATTATTCTATCTTCAAAGTAAAAAGTACCCTTATGGACGGGGTACTTTTTACATTCTCTGGTATGAGAAGATAGGCAATATAGGTATCTTAATACTGCCTTGTTACATTATCTCATTATCTTCTTCTTGTTGTAACTTTACAAAAAACGCTTTTATTGTGCGTTTCAGACGAACATAACGGCTATATAGGTATATATTCATAGTATAGCCAACCGTAGGGATAGTATATAACAAAAAAACACACCGGTTATGGTGTGTTAGTTGGTGGGTATTCAGCCACACCGTCTATAAGCGTTAGTCCACTATCCCAATAAAATCGGAAAAACCGATTTTAAGAACTTACGTGGGTTGCTAGATATGATCACCTCCTTTCTAGTCAAGTTCTCCGTCAGTGTCAGTAACGTGTCCAAAGGGTATAGCGTAGTCCTTTGGTTGCTCTAAAACTGGTGGATAGCAGGTGGTGTGCCGGTAATCCTTATGTCCGTTTGAGTAGACAGGATAACACGGCTCACTTTCTTTTATTTCTTTATTACAGTAAATACAGTTTGTGAACCACATATATCCTCCTTTTAATATAAAAACATTAGATAACCTACAATTTGAGTGCTTATGAACTCTTACCAGAGTACACCTGCACCTAGGATAGCAAGTGTAGTCCACGCGAAGCGCGGAAGCACACAAACACTCAAGTTGTAAATTACCTATCCGTAGTTAGTATACTATCCACATATGAAAATGGTTGTGCATAACACAATAAGATAGAATAGTGTAAACTAAATGTAATACGCGTGTTGGCGTTATTAAAACAAATATGAACCTAATAAGAAATACACAGTACGAACTCATACTAAAACCATACGTGGTTGAGGGTAGAGCATACTTTGTAGCGAGTTATCGCAAAGAGACGTGGATTACATCAACTCTCTATTTTCTCGCACGTTGTAGGGCATTTTTGGGGTTCTAATAATCGGTAGTTATCAGTAAAATAGCGATTTTATGGAAAAACAAGAAATTAAAGTAAAAAAGCATAAAGGATCGTCCAGAGAGCATATGTTACGAATTGCTCCTCTTGGTGGTAAGAATAAGAAAGGGACGAAAAACAAATCAACGATAGACCGTGAGAACGTACTTAATCTTGCAAAGGATATTATTGCAGGTAGAACACGTAAGTTAGTTGATACACAGACAATGTTAGCGCTAGGGACTATCAAAGTATTCAGAATACGTTATGAGTTTGTAGGCAAGAAGCGTGTAGCACAGAAACCAGAGTTAGTTACAGACGACGAAACAATAGCAAATGTCTTGTATCACGAGTATGCAGACGGAGAAGACCCAAGCGACGATAGTGAGTACTTCTTTGTTACAACGAAAGACCCAGAGAATCAGGCCATTAAGGACTTGCTTGATAGAACGTTTGGAAAAGCGACAGAAAACCGTAACTTAACGATAGATAAGGGTATGGGAGCAATTCTTGACGCTATTGAGGACGAAAACGAAGATAAATAACCTATGATAGATCCAAGATTATTAGATAAACAATGGCGCATATCAAATCTCTATAAGATTCGTACAAAGGACGCAAAGTTAGTCCGTTTTAAGCGTAACAGAGCGCAGGAACACTTCAATAAACACAAGCATACACGTAACATAGTACTCAAATCACGTCAGTTAGGGTTCACAACAGACGAAACAGTCGATTCTTTGGACGATACTCTCTTTGAAAAGAACTTTGATACCCTCTTTATTGCGCATATCAAGGACGACGCAGAAGAAATCTTTGATAAAAAGGTACGTGTAGCGTGGGATAACTTCAATCCAGAGTTAAAGAAACTTTATAAAGTAGAATCAGATAGGACAAATCAAATGACATTTGACTTCAAGGACGGTACAAAGTCCTCTTTCTTCGTGAAAGTATCAGGCCGTTCAGGTACATACAGGCGTTTACACGTTACAGAGTACGCTAAAATGTGTATCAAAGAGCCACAAAAGGCAAAAGAAATCATTTCAGGTACTATTCCTGCTGTTCCTATTGACGGTAGAGTAGATATTGAGAGTACAGCCGAGGGAGAAATAGGAAGATTCCACGATATGTTCTGGGAAGCGTGGGAGAGAACAAGAGAGCCACTACCAACAGAGTTCAAGGCACATTTTTATAACTGGACGTGGGACGATACAGAAATAGACAAGATAACTACTGTTATTCCTGTATCTCAAATGGATCAAGGGTATAAGTTCTCCGAGTATCAGTTGAAATATGGGCTAACAGACAAGCAAATCACGTATTACTATATGAAATGGTTGTCTCTTGGTAAGGACTGGAACGTGTTACATCAAGAATATCCTACTACACCGGAAGAGGCCTTTGTTTCTTCTGGTAACAAGTTGTTTGCACAGGAAGCGCTAGAACAACAGGTAGCAATAGACGGAGCAACAATAGGAGAATGGGTATATTACAAGAAATATAACCCTATGCACACGTATGGTTGTGGAGTAGACCCAAGTGAGGGTATTGGAGGAGATAACGCTACTATTGTCATTATTGACTTCACTACAAGCGAGGTAGTAGCCGTGTACTACTCAAAATTGACTACGCCAGACGTATTGGCGTATGAAGCCGTCAGAGTATGTAAAGTGTACGGTAACTGTATTCTTGCGCCAGAAAGGAACAACCACGGCCACGCGTTTATCGTTGTAGCCAAGGAAATATACGACAATATCTATGAAGAGGTAACACGTGATAAGAATAAGGAGACAAATACCAAGAAGTTAGGATTCTTGACTACTGGTGCTAGTAAGCCAATCATTATGTACGGACTTAACACGGCTGTTAATGAAAATACACTCAAGTTTAATGATAAGCGCCTGATCCGTGAAGCAAGAACGTACCAGAAAGAGGATTTATCACGTGTAGACGGGGACGAAGACACAATAGGACACTGGGACGGACTTATGGCGTT